CTATTTGAAGGCGTTGGAACGATAGGTACAGAAGGTATAGGTATAGAAGGTATTGTCAAAGTAGAAGCGGCGGCAATAGCACCTTGTAATTCGGCAATTTTTGCTATTAGCGAAGCAATTTTTATTTCCATTTCGCTAAGTTTTTTTTCATATTCTTTTTTAATATCTTCTAAAGTATCAGCAAGTTTTTTCTTAGCCTTATCTTGTGCGTCTGCCATATCGGCTGCGGCTTCTGCCAAAGACTTATTTAAATTTTTATCTACTTCGGCTAAAGCCTTGTTTAATTCCACTGTAACTTCAGTAACTGCTTCCGCAAGTTGAGAATTAATTTGAGAAATAGCGGCATTAAAATCTGCTAACGATTCAGCAATTGCGGCATCTCTTATATTTTCTGCTTCGCGCATACTTGCTTCAAATTCTTGGTTTATAACGCTTTGTGAATTAACGTAATCACGATTTACTTCTGCCAAAGATTTAGCAATATCTTTTTTAGCAGCCTCATACGCTTCTGCTAATTGAGCCGTAGCAAAACTGGTACTACTATTTAAACTTTTTGCTAACGCGTCTAACCCTGTATCGGAAACATCTTCTAATGCTATATACGTTTCTTGTAACGCATTTATTATTGCTGGTTCTGCGCTAAGCAATGACTCTGCTAATTGATTACCTACATCTGAACCTTGACTTACTATTTGTTCAATAAAAGTTTGAGTAAATCCCGCACTAGATAATTTGCCAGCATTTTCGGCTAATTTACGCGCACCAAATAAACGTTCTTTTAATTTAGTTAATAAACCATTAGCACTTTGTTCCCCTGCGTCTTTCAAACCAGTAAACAAATCTCCTACATTAAAACGTGTACCTGATTTATATGCTTCGCGCAAACGATTAATACTATCTTGAACTATTTCCTGTAATTTGGCGTTTCCTTCTTCGGTTATTTTGGCAATATTTTGTTGTTTTTCTAATTCTAGGCGCGCTAAATCATTATCTCTTTTTCTTGTTATATCTGTAATGGTATTGGTAAATTTTCTTTGCGCTTCTGCTATTTTTTGATTTTTCTTAGTTTCTTCTTCTAAACGTGCTTTACCAGCACTTTGTTCTAATTTTTTAATTTTTTCATTAGCGTCAGCAATTAATTCATTTTTTCTTTCTAACGCTTCAGAATTTAGATTTGTTACTTTTTTATTGTAATCTTTATCTATTTCTACCATTTCTTCATTAAATTGTTTGGTAGCGTCTTTAACTTTATCTTGTAATTCGCCAACTATTGTTAAATATTTTTTTTGTTCGGCTTCTGTTTTCTTTTGTGCAGCAGTTTTACCACTTTTACCTGACTTAACTCCACCTTCTGTATTGCCAAAATCAGGCACTTCAATACCTTTACCGCCACCAATTTTGATGGGTTTATTTAACTTATCAAGATTAGCCGCTAACTCTTTAGCCTTCTTTGACGCGCCATCAGCCAAATCGGAAACGCCGTCTAATCCTTTATTAAGAATATCTAATCCAGCCTTAGCAAATTTACCTACGCCCGGAAGTTTGGATAACGCAGAAAGTAATGCTTTAAGAGGAGCAAATAATATTTTTAATATTGCTTCTCCTACTTTAACGATAATAGGAATAATTGAAGCAAACGCCATTAAACCTGCTTTACCAACCGATATAACCGCTTTACGGAAAGTTTCAGATTTATTCCAAAGCATTACAAACGCGCCAATAAGTAACGTTGCGGCAGTAAATATTAAACCGATAGGGTTTGCCTTCATAACAGTATTAAGTGCTTTAAATTGTCCAGTAAGAAGCAAGGTGGCAATTTTTTGCGCTTTAGTAACAACTGTCCAAGCCTTAGTTAGCGCAATAGATACTTTAACGCCAATATTGTAAGCGGCTAATGCGGCAGTAATAGTTACAACTACGCCAGCAAATATTTTAAATGCTTGTGCGTTACGTTGAACAAATACAATGGCTTTTTGTAGCGTATCTACCATTGATTTTAAATACGGCAATATAACCGCGCCTATGGTATCGGCTACGTTTGATATTTGTTCTTTTAATACGACTAATTGACCTGAGAATGTTTTTGTATAAGCAACAGCCTGTCCACCGATTTTGTCGTTTAATTCGTCAAACGCTTTAGCAATTGCTTCGTTTTTAGGTAATGTTTCATCTAGCGTTATACCCATTTCTTTAAACGCTTTAGCATTACCCATACTTGCTTTACCAAGTATTGAAGCGGCGGAAGCCAAATCTATATTTTTAGCACGTGCTAAATTAGCAGAAGTAGCAAGAAGTGCTTGCGATTTATCTAAATCATTTGTAGTAGATAATAAACGATTTAATGCCGTAGCAGTTTCATCTCCGCCAAAACCTAATTTTGAATAAGCACCATCTAATTCACCAACCAAATCTCTATTGGCTTTGATATTAATACCTAAATTACTTAACGTTTGACCTAATTTGGTAAATGCTTTTTCATCTTCTATAACGCCTTTAACGCCTATTGCGGCAAATGCGGCAAATGCTGTTCCCATACCGATTAAAGCCGCAGTTGCGACACGGCTGGTTTTTTCCATTTTGCTAACGCTACCGCCAGCCTTTTCGGCTTGACCTTCCATCTTTTCTAACTCTTTATTTACCTCGCCAAATTTAGCAATTGCTTGGTCGGCAATAGCCTTAATTTCAAATATCGCAGGTGGGAGAAAACCAGCCATTATTTACCGCCTATGGCAAGGTTCTTGCGAACAATATTAGGCGCAAGCACTTGAAACTTTTTAAAGGCAGGTGCCATATATGGGAAACCGCGCATAGCAGTAGTTCCTTTCCAAGAGCGTGGCGCAAAATTACCACCTAATTCTACCGCGCGACCATAAATAATTGTTGGTCCGACAATGGCTTCATATTTAGCAAAACCTTTTGTTATTTTTTCACCACGAATTGAACGCCGTAAGTTACCTGTTCTATTCATAGGCGGTTGTCCAGCCGTTGCCTTTTCGCCTTTTGGTCTGCGCCCTTGAATTTCTTCTTTAGATAATTGGATTAATACCATCATCATTTCGTCACGAGCGTTACGCGCACCTTCGTCAATAGATTTTGTGGCTTTAGTAACGCTTTCTCTAACTAATTTCAGATTTGACGTTATCACTTTCCACCTTTTTCACTATTGCTGAAATATGAACCAACCAGTCCACAAGTGCGGCTGGCTGTTCATCTACTTGCGCAGGTGTCCAGCCAAACTCTTTTGCTAACAGAAAATAGAACCATTGTTCATCTGGATAACTAAAGGCTTCGTGGCGTTCGCCGCCTTCAAGTAACCATTTTAAACGTTGGAGTTGCCGAAAGGGCTATCAACGTCTTTCGTGGTTTCTTCGTTTTCCGCTAACGCTGGAAACAAAACCTTTTGTGCTTCTTTAGTTTGTTCTGTTAGAAAATCGTAATCCGCCATTTCCATTTCATCTAAAACAGAAATTTTGACCGAAGGAATTGGTAATTCCAAATCCCAACTATCAACCATTATGGCAATAAGTCCATCAGTTAGCGATAACGCTTGCATAATGCCTTGTTCAGCACTTGCCGCGTTAGCATAAACTTTTTTGCGGTCTTTTACCTTTAGTTCCTTTGGGTCTTTTAGAGTTACCTTTGCCTTGCTTACTGGTAAAACTACTTCTTTCTTAGCCATTTTATTTCCTTCCGTAGTTGCCTTCCGATTTATTTAAATAAGGTGTTGAGGGGTGGGAGTAGGGGAAGGCGACCTACTCAACCAACCCCCTCAACACTTCTGTTCTGGCTATGCGTAAGTGCCAGAAGCCTTTGCGTTTTGTAGAACCCACTTAATAGGAGCAAATCCGCCAGTTGAACCAGCGTCAGTTGTATTTCCTTGTCCGTTTAGTTCTACTGTTACGGATACAAAATCGTCACCACGTTCAATTGCGGCGGCGGTATAAGCACCCTTTGAAATTGTTGCTTGAATTTGAACAGCAGTTGCGCCAGAGCCGTATGCCCAGTTAAGAACAATTGCTGGTTGTGTGTTGGTCAAATAACGTGTTAGTTCAGCGTCAGAAGTCATAATGAACTTAACTGTTCCAGTTACTTCAAGTGCTCCAAGAAATACTTGAAATGGGTCTTGTGTCTGACTAATGCCGTAAATAGGTGTAACGGCACGTGTCATATCAATATTTCCTTCCATTGAATATGAAACTGCTGAACCACCGATAGATACAGTTCCTTGCCATACAGGAGTTGGCAATACTGTGCTAAATGTTGGTGTTGGGTCTGTTGTTGTGCTTGAAGAAAAACCTGTGGTCTTTGTATCAAATTCCAACATTCCGTCAGCGTTAAACTTCAATGAGAAATCAGAAAATTGGCAACCTGGAAATCTACGAACATTTACCGCATAAAAATCGGTTAGTGTGTAAGAAATTGGTTGTGTATCTGTTCCAGATGTTAATGAATTTTTCAATGAAATTGTGTGCGTATAAGGTGCGCTTGCGCCAGATGTGGCAACCGAGCCCATAATTCCTGCTATTGAATATCCAATTGTGTCGGCAAATACTGCGCCGCCGTAATCAAATGTGGAACGTTTTCTGCCCGGAATATAGTTGTAATTAACTACATTAGAACCGCGCAAACCAGTATCGTATAGTGGGTCAATAACATCTACTGGTTTTAAACTGTCTTTTGCTACTGGTATGAAATCGGTTGGTGCTATTGCTGTTCCTTTTGTGGCTTCTTTGGCGATACCCACATAAGAACGCACCGAGGCTTGTACGGTCATTATTCACTCTCCTGCTTTTCTGCCAAAGGCGTTGCTGTGGCTGGTTTAATTGCTGATTTAGCCGCGCCAACTGGAATAACATCTGGTGCGCTAAAGTTATCAGGCGCTTCAAATTCTTCGTTTGGTTTGACTAAAACTCCAAGCGAAGGGAACACGCGCTCATCTGTTCCGTTATATTTATATTTCATTTGTTCTCCTTATGCTTGTACCATCTCGGTTACGTCAAACTGAAGTTCCGCAAACGTTTCCGTTGCGCCCTCTTCCGTTGTGGCAGGTTCGCCGTAGGTCGCGCTAATAATAGGTTCTGCTCCTTGCCAAACTAAAGTGCCGCTTTCGTCACCAAAGGTATGGTCAGAGCGTAACCTAGTCTTAATATTATCAACAAGTGTATCAAAATCCAGCATAGCGTCGGTAGCGTTGCGTTGTAGGCTGTGGTGATAAATCTGTAATATAACGGAATAATCAACACGCTTCCAGCCGTTATGTGCGCCACCGATAGCAAGGCGTGTTTCGTTTTCACTCTGGATAAAAATAACTACCGCAGAACGGCTTAATTGACCGGGCTGACTATTAACTTGAAAATTAATACGCTTTGGAAAAGAAATTAAAACTTGATTTAACGTAGGTATTTGTGGATTTGATAGAAATTTGAATAACGTATCCCGAATACCAGCGCGACCTGCCATTAACGCACTCTCCGATAAAGACTAACCATTTCAAGTGCCATAGCAATATCTCCGCCATAACGTTGAGCCGCTTCAATGTTAGTAGTAGGTGTATAAGTAATATTCATAGTTAAAGAGTTATCGCCACGAACCTTTAAAAACGCGGTAGCAACGAGAATAGCGGCTTGCTTTATCGCAGTAGGTAAGTTACCGAAGGTCACGCCAGCCGCGTGGCTATACGTTAAGGCAGACGTTAGAGGAACAGTTGTTGAACCATAAACGTAGTTACTTGCCACGTAAATAGTTTCAGATTTTGCGCCATCATAAATACGATACATACTGCCAGCAGTAATACCAGTTGCGTTAGATACCACCATTGAACTTTGTCCAGCAGTTGCGGTGGCGATAGCGTTATTAACATAACCTGACGTGTAATTATATTTGGTAAAAATTTGATATTTATTAGAACCAGCACCGCCGAAAGAAAGCGGACCTTGCGAAGAATAAGTTAGTGATAATTGACTAATCGGAATAATAATTTGTTGTTCTTCAAACCAGCAGGTTGAAGGGTCGGTAAGCGTTACTAAATTATTTGGGTCAGCGCCATATTCAAAACTTTGTAACGAAATAATCGGATATTGATATGGGTGAAGTTCAATATAACCTTGCGGTGTAAATCTTGTGCGTTGAGTTTCTGTGCGTGAAGAAGCCACTAAATTTTGATTTAAATATTCATCAAGAAAAGATGAAGCACGAAGTATTACGCGCGCTAATTCAGCGTCTTGCGCCTCTGCGTTACCGCCTACAACTAAGTTATCGTAATCAATAGCAGTAGGAGCATTTTTATATTCGGCAACTGTTATATATGGATACTCATTAAACGTTAATGCTGTTACGCCTGTTGCCATTAGTCGCCATCTTTCATAATTCGTTCGTTCTCATATCCGCAACGAGAACACTTTTTAAACCAACTACCAAAACCGCAAGAGTTACAAGGATACCCTTCGCCCACTATTACTCCGCTAGTGCTTGCTTCTCCTAAACCTTCTTCTTTCATTTGTTTTGCGTGTTTTGAATTATCTACGTGGATTAATCCATCACGCCCTGCTTTATAAACCTTAGTGCCGCGTTCAGTTCTAATAGCAACTTCTTTCAAACCTGTTGGCGGTATCATCTTTGGCATATAGCCCCCCTTTTTAGTTAAGTTGTGGTGCGCCCACTATTTGACGCACCACAACTTATTTACTAACTACGCGTTTACAATTCCTGAAACTGCGCCGTTCCAAGCAGGAGCGGTGCAGAAGAATGTTCCACGGAAGTAAGTGCTGAACTCATAAGCAAACTGAGTTACAGGCCATTGGATACCCATATAGTCCTGAACCATAAAGTTTGCCCATACATCAGAAACTTCTGTGTCTGGAATTGGAAGTGTGTAAGAAAGAACAGGCGATACGCCTTGTGGTAGCCAAGGGTGAACCGTTAGCGGAACCATCTTTCCAGTTACTTCGTTGTATAGCGCGCCAATTGTTGCGCCACCTACGTAATCTCCAGCCTCGGTTTGAGTTAGAGTCAAGCGGTAGTTTGCGGTTGAACCGTTCTTAATTGAATCAGAGAGTTGCTTGCGGTCTGCGCCGTTAATCAAAATCTCATCTGGGTCAGCCTTTACGCTGTTGTAAAGAGCATAGAACACGTCCTGATATTCAACACCAGGATTTGATGTTGAGAATGTGCTGTTAATTGACTTGTTAAAACCAGAATTTGAACCCAAAACAGTTGGGAGAATTCCGTCATAACCAGTTGCGTAAGCAGATGTATCAGCAGAAGCACGTGAAGCAGCAGCACCAGTTGTAGTAAATGCCGCGTTGTTACCTGTAACGCTTGCGCTTGCTCCCTGAATTGTGAAGGTACCAGTTCCTTTTAGAGTTCCCTGATACTTCAAGTTTGCCGCACCAGTTGCAGTTCCAACGTAGATGTTGTAACCAAGTGCGCCTGCTACTGCGGTTCCAACAGTAACTGTTAGAACGTCGCCAGAGGCAACTGCGGTATTTGCTTCTGTTCCGAGAATTGACTCACCGAAACCTGAACCAGAAATACCTGCGTCAGCAGTAACGTTTACATAATAAGTTGCCGCGGCAAGAGCAGTTTGTGAACCGCTTGCTACTGGGCTTGCTAGTGTAAATGTTGGAGCAGAAAGTGCGCCTGAATAACCAGAGGCAGTTCCACGTGCCATCAACATCATACGCTCTTCCATCAACATTGTTGCGTAGAGAGTTGAAGTTGAAGACAATTGACGCAAATCTTCATATCCAAGACCAGAGAAGTTAGCGTCAAATGAAACGCTATCTGATAGTGAGTAAGAATTGTAAGGCAGGATTAAATCATCTGCGGCATAAGCAATTTTTGGACCACGCTCGTAGTTGATAGAACCAAATGCGGTTGTGGTGCTTTCTGTAATACCGGGCCAGATGTTTCCTACTCCGCCTGTACCTGTACCTGTGTAACCAAGAATTCTCTTGACACGGTGTGAAGTACCGACACCCTTCTTACGCGCAATTTTGTTGCGGAGAGGTGTTGGGCGTGGAGTAAGCAACTTAGCAGGTGCTTCTAGGTCAAATGCCGCGAAAGATGTGCTAAGTGGTGA